CTGGAAGAGATGGGCCTGCAGGCCGACGCGCTGGACCGCTTGCGCCTGGTGCGGCTGGATGCCGCCATCGCGCAGGAAGAGGAAAACCTCGTGATGGCAAAGAACATTGAGAACAACCAGGCTGAAATTGACCAGATCGAGCGGCGCATCCGTCTCAAGAAGATCGAGCGTGGCCTGGTGGCATCGACCGCAGAGCGTCGGCAAGAAGTCGAAACGCAAGACGCCGCCAAAAAGCGGCAAGAGAGCCTGTCCAACAGCATCAACGACGGCATTCTGGACGGTTTTCGCCGGGGCAAGAGCGCGGGCGACGTGTTCATCGACGAGCTCAAGGCGCAGTTTGGCAAGACCATCCTGTCGCCCATCATCAAGCCCATTGCAGACTTTGGCGCCAACATCATCACCGGCGGCCTCAATGCGCTGGCCGGTGCGATCGGCCTGCCCAAGTTCGCCACCGGCATCAGCTACGTGCCGCACGACATGGCCGCCATCATCCACAAGGGTGAGCGGGTGGTCACCGCGCAAGAAAACAAGAGCTACGGGCAGGCGCAGGCTGTGCCCGTGTTCCAGCAGCAATTCATCATTGGCGACGTGGCCAGCAAGGCAGACGTGATGCGCGCCGTGCGCGCGGGCAACCAGGCCACCATTGCCGCGTGGAACCGCCAGCGCAACTACGGCGGGGCCAACGCATGAGCACCATCTACAGCTGGCCCGCGGGCCGCAACTGGGTGCTGCGCGACTTCATGCTCGTGCCCGAGTTCAACCAGCGCGCGCACAGCTCGCCGTTTGGCGGTTCCGAGCAGGTGGTGGACTTGCTCAACGAGCGCTGGCACGCCACCGGCACGCTGCCGCCGTGCAGCAAGGCGCTGGCGCCCGAGCGCGAGGCGTTCTTCAACAAGCTGCGCGGCATGGACAACCGCGTCTACCTGTGGCACATGGGCCCCGGGCGCAGCGCGCCGCGCGGCACCATGCGCGCCAGCCCGGTGGTGGCCGCGGGCGGTGTGGCGCAGGGCGCGCAAACCATCAACATCACCACCAGCGCCGGCGCCACCGTGCTGGCGGGCGACATGATCGGCCTGGCCGGGCAACTGCTCATGGCCGCGCAAGACTGTACCGCCAACGGCGCGGGCGCCATGGCCTTTGTGTCTGCCAACAAGGTGCGCGCCGCAGCCAGCGCGGGCGCTGCCATCACCTGGGACGCACCCACCGCGCCCTTCAGGTGCATCACGCAGCTCGGCGTGAACTACGTGCCCGGCTATGCCGAGGCCGTGGCGCTCGACTTTTTGGAGGCGTGGGTGTCATGAGGACGGATGTTTCCAGCGACGCCGTCACCGCGCTGGCCAACGGCACCGTGGCGCTGGTGCAGCTGGTGCTCATCGAGCACCCGTCGGGCGACATTGCGCTCAACACCAGCAACTGGAACTTTGATTGGGGCGGCGTCACCTACCTGGGCGCCTACGGCATCGGCAGCATCAGCCAGATCACCGACTCGCCCGGCGAAGTCAAGGGCCTGCAGTTCGAGCTGTCGGGCGTGCCGGCAGACCGCATTGCGCTGGCGCTGGACGCGGCAGACGAGCTGCAGGGCAGTGTGGTCACCATCCGCACCGCCATTCTGGACAGCAACTACATCCTGGTGGACGCACCCATCGAGTGGGTGGGCACCATGGACACCATGCCGTTTGACGAAGACGGCCAGAGCGCCGTGCTGCGCCCCACGGCCGAGCACGACGGCGTCGACCTGCTGCGCGGCCACCCCTGCTACTACAGCGACGGCGACCAGCAAACCCTGCACCCGGGAGACCGGGCGTTCGAGTACGTCACAGACCAGGCCACCAAGCCGGTGATCTGGCCCAGCAAAGAGTTCTTTTACAAATGAACCCGGTCACTATTGGCGACGCCACGCTGTATCTGGGCGATTGCATGGACATTCTGCCGACGCTGCCAAAGGTGGACGCGGTGATTACTGATCCTCCGTATGGAATTGGGCTTGTAAAGAAAACGAGCGACTACCGCGACAGCAAGTTTTTCGATGCCGGTGAGAGCATTAAGGCGTCTGTGCTTTACGAGGATGAACCCACGAAGATCAGGGCCTTGATTCGGGCAGTGGTGCCGCTCGCCCTGTCAATCTCGGAGCGGGCGTTGTTCTTTACTGGTCCCGCGATGCTTTGGGAGTACCCGGAGCCTGCGTCTATCGGGTCTGTGTTCACTATGGCGGGTGCCGGGCGAACGGCATGGGGCTTCCAATGTACGCATCCGGTCCTGTTCTACGGGAAAGACCCATTTTTGCAAGACGGCAAGGGTGGGCGTCCAAATTCTCTAAAGGACGACCAGCCCAACACGGAGAAAGTTGATCATCCATGCCCCAAGCCGCTGGCTTGGATGCGCTGGGCCATAACGCGGGCTTCAAGGCCGGGAGAAATCACCCTCGACCCGTTCATGGGCAGCGGGACAACAGGGGTAGCCGCAATCCAGCTTGGCCGCAAGTTCATCGGAATAGAGCGCGAACCAAAGTATTTTGACATCGCGTGCAAGCGCATCGAGCAGGCAGCAGCGCAAGGCAAGTTATTTGCGCCTGAGCCATCCAAACAGGTCCAAGAGGCGTTGCTATGACCGCTCGACTCCAAGACTGGCGCACCCGTTTCGGCGCGCTTGTACAGTCGCGCGCGCGCACGCCGTTCGCCTGGGGCCGCAACGACTGCGCGCTGTGGGCCGCAGACTGCGTGTGGGCCATCACCGGGCAGGACCCGGCTGCCGACCTGCGCGGCGCGTACAGCACCGAGTTCGGCGCAGCGCGCGTGCTGCTCGAGCGCGGCGGGCTGGCGCAAATTGCCACCGACGCACTGGGCCCGCCCATTGCGCCGCTGCTGGGCACCGTGGGCGACGTGGTGCTGGTGCATACCGCCCAGGGCGAGGCGCTGGCCGTGTGCAATGGCGACCACCTGCTCGGGCCCACATCCAACGGCCTGGCCGTGTATTCGCTGGCTGACGGCCTGCAAGCGTGGAGGGTGGGCCACCATGCCTGAACTCGCAGCAGCAGCCGTCAGCTGGCTTGGCACGCAGGTGGGCGGGGAGATCGGCGCCGCGCTGATCATGAACGCGGTGGAGATCGGCGCCGTCACGTCCACCGTGGGCATGCTCGCGGGCTCCAGCATGCTGGCCAACGGCCAAAAGCGCCGCGCCGAGCGCGCCGCCAAAGACGCCTACAACGCCAGCCTGCAAGACCGGCTGCTCACCATCGACACGCCGTTGGCCGCGCGCCAGCTCGTGCTGGGCCGCGTGCGCAAAGCCGGGGCCGTCTTTTTCAAGGGAAGCGCCGGCACGTACAAAGAGAAGTTCTGCATGGGCGTGGCCATGGCCGCGCACGAGATCGACGCCATCGAGACGGTGTACCTCAACGACGTGGCCGTCACGCTGGACGCAGACGGCTACGTCACCAGCGACCCGTACCGCCTGGCAAAAAAGCAGAGCAACCCTTTTGGCCTGGGCAGCAGCACCACCGTGCCGGTGACGGCGCTCACCACCACGCTGCCCAACAACCCGGTGGACGGCAGCGTCTCGGTGGTGCTCACCACCGGGCCAGACGCCGGCGGCAACTACACCCAGCAGATCACGCCGTGCACCGTCTCCGGGCGGGATGTCACCATCACAGACGCGGCCTTCATTGGCGCAGACATCGTGTACCAGTGGTACACCACCAGCCCAAAGCTGCGCATCCGCTTTTACACCGGCGCGGCAGGCCAGACGGCAGACGCCCGGCTTATCGAGCTGTTCCCAGACCTGTGGACCACCGCCCACACGGCCAGCGGCTGTGCCTATGCCGTTGTCGAGGCCGACTATGACGAAACGGCCTTCCCCAGCGGCCTGCCCAACCTCACGGTAGTGATGCGTGGCGCCAAGGTGTACGACCCGCGCACCGGCCTCACCGCCTGGAGCGAAAACCCCGCCCTGCTGGCCCGCCACGTTTACACGCATGCGTTCTTCGGCAACAAGGCGGTGAGCTCGGCGGCAGATCTGCGCATCATTGCCGCGGCCAACGCCTGCGACACCTCCACCGTGTACACGGTGGACGGCGTGCCCACCACCCGCGCGCTGTACACCGCCGGCGTCACGGCCAACTACGGCGCCGCAGCCAAAGACGTGCTCGACGACCTGGTGCAAGCCATGGCCGGCGAGTGGTGCTACGCGGGCGGCGACTTCTACATGCGTGCAGGCGTGTACACCGCGCCCGTGTTGGCCCTCACAGAGGCGGACGTGGGCGGCCAGGTGCGCAGCATTGGCGGCGGGATCAACCGCGTGGCCATCAGTGGCAGCGCGCACCGCCCGCGCAATGAGAAGTTCAATGTGCTCAACGTCACCATGGCGGACAGCGCGCAAGACTACAAGGTCGTCCCCATGGCGCCGGTGAAGGGCAGCGCGCTCATCACCCGCGACGGCGGCGAGCTAGCCCAGCCGGTGCAACTCTCTGCAGTGACGTACTGGCCGCAGGCCCAACACGTTGCCGGCGTGATGATGCGCGACGCGCGCGACCCCGGCATCTACAGCATCCCCTTCAAGCTGGCGGCCTACCGCGTGCAGGTGCTCGACACCATCACGCTCACCATCAGCCGCTACGGCTGGAGCGCCAAAGAGTTCCGCGTGCTGCAGCGTGGCTGGTCCGTGGACGGGCTGATCGTGCTGCTGCTCAAAGAGACGGCCAGCACCATCTGGGCGGTAGACGCCGCTTTTGAGCCCGCGGGCTACGCGGCCAACACCAGCCTGCCCAGCCCGTGGGACCTGCCCGTGCCGCAGATCGCTGTGAGCGAGACGCTGCTGCTGCAGCCCACCACCGGCCAGGTGACCACACGGCTGAACGTGGCCATCACAGACCTGGGCGACACGCGCGTCACCAACAACGGACTGATCGAGCTGCAATACGAGCGCGTGGGCGACGACCAGCCCGGCATGCTGCAAGCGCTGGCCGGCGTGAGCAGCCTGACCATTGACAACGTGGCAGACAGCGCGGTGTACCTCATCCGTGCGCGGGTGCGCAACGCTACCGCCGTGGGCGACTGGTGCACGCAGGTGGCCTGGCGCGTGGTGGGCAAGACGGCCCGCCCGGCAGACGTGAGCAACCTCACCGTCAACCCCGTCAGCGGCCAAGCCTATTTGAGCTGGGACGCGGCCACAGACGAAGACGTGCGCAACGGCGGCCAGCTGGTGGTGCGCTTTGCGCCCGTGACCAGCGGCGCCACCTGGAACACCAGCACAGACCTGCCCGGCGACGTGAGCGGCGCAAGCACCACGCACAGCTTCCCGCTGTTTGCCGGCACCTACCTGGCCAAGTGGCGCGACAGCACCGGCAACGACAGCGTCAACGCGGCCACGGCCGTCACCCTGGCGCCGGGCCTGCTGGCCACCACCACCGTGGCCACCGTGGCCGAGGCGCCCGCCTTCACCGGCAGCAAAACCAACGTCAGCCTGGATGTGGACTACCCCGGCGTCAAGATCGACAGCCTGGGCACGTTCGACAGTGCAGACCTGTTTGACAGCAGCCTCATGTTCGACGGCGGCAGCGGCTACCAAAGCGCGGGCACGTACACATTTGCCAGCGGCGTGGATTTGAGCACCACCTACACCGCGCGCGTGAGCGGCAGCGTCACCGTGCAGGTGATCGACACCACCAACCTGTTCGACAGCAGCGAGATGTTCGACAGCGACGAGATGTTTGACGGCACCGTCATCGACGACGTGGCCGCCTGGCTGGAGGTGCGCACCACCACTGGCGACCCCACCGGCTCGCCCACCTGGAGCGCGTGGACGCGCCTGGGCGTGGCGGACTACTCGGCCCGCGCATTCCAGTTCCGCGCGCAGCTCACCAGCAGCAACAGCAAGCACAACGTGGTGATCACAGACGCCACCGTCACCGTGGGCCTGGCAGACCGCCTGCAAGACGCGCGCAACGTGGCCAGCGGCGCCGGCACGCTGAGCGTCACTTATCCGAGCCGCTTTTACAGCACGCCGGGCCTGCAGATCACGCCGGTGGGCATGGGCACGGGCGACTACTACACGCTTGCCAGCGAAAGCGCCACCGGCTTCGACATCACCTTCAAAAACGCAGCGGGCACCTCGGTGGACCGCACATTCCACTGGCTTGCCAAAGGACCATAAACCATGAGCCAACACGACTACGTCATCGCAGACCAAAGCCACACGGCATTCCGCGCAGACCTCAACCTGGCGCTGGCTGCGTCTGTGGGCCTGAACAGCGGCGCCACCGCGCCCGCCACCACCTACGCCTACATGCTGTGGGCGGATACCGCCAACGCGCTGTGGAAGATCCGCGACAGCACCAACAGCAGCTGGCTCACCATCGGCCCGATCGCGCCCACGCAGGCCGTGCAGCGCTCGTATTTGGGCGTGGACGCGCCTACCGTCTCGTGCAGCGTCGGCAGCAGCGCGCTCACCATCGCGCTTAAGACGGCAGCGGGCGCAGACGCATCGTCTGCACTGCCGCTGAGCATTGCGTTCCGCAGCGCCACACTGTCCAGCGGTGCCATCAATGTGCGCACGGTCACGGGCGCGCTCAGCGTCGTTATCAGCTCGGGCAGCACGCTGGGTGCCAGCAACGGCGTGGCGCGCACGCTGTACGTCTACGCGATCGACAACGCGGGCACGGTGGAGCTGGGCGTCTCTGGTGCCAACTTTGGCACCGACTTCATCGGCACGTCGGTGGCCGAAGGCGGCGCGGGCGCTGCGGATGACCCGGGCGTCATCTACAGCACCACGGCGCGCACCAGCGTGGCCATGAAGCTGATCGCCATCCTGACGGACAGCCAGACCACCGCCGGCACCTATGCCGCCGTGCCTACGGCCATCACCTACCCGGGCGCGGCGGACCAGCACTTCGACCGCCCGGCCTATCCGATGATCACCGGGCGCTACTACAACCCGACGCTGCCCCTGTTTTCCAATTCCGCCACGCCGGGCGTCACCAGCACGACCATTTATGTGCCGTATGTGCAGACAGAGACGCGCAGCATGGCCGCCTTCAGCGTGTGGGTGACCACCCTGAGCAGCGGCAAAAACATCCGACTCGGGCTGTACAGCGACAACGCTGGCGTGCCAGGCGCCTTGATCGCCACCATTGGCACTGCCAGCACAACCACCACCGGCATCAAGGACGTGAGCTTTGGCAAAGTGATCCCGGCTGGCCGCTACTGGATCGGCGTGCAGTGCGAAGACACCTCCCTCAACTATCGGGCGGTGTCGTTCACGGCTGGGTCGTCCTACGCGCCGCTGGTTGGCATGGGCTACGACTTCAGCGCCGGCAGCGACTTTGCTGCCAGCAGCGCCTATGCCTATTACACCCAGGCGCAGGGCTACGCCAGCGGCTTGCCCGCCGCCGCGTCGGGCCTGAGCGGCGTGACGTACAGCACCGGCAGCATGCCAGCCATCTACGCAAAAGCCTGACCATGGACATGCCCGCCCTCGGCCCCGTCGACTGCGCTACCCACATCCATGTGGCTGCCCACCACTGGCAGGCGCCCCAGTTCAAGAGCACCACGCCGGGTGTGGGCGTGCTGTGCAGACGTGCGCACGACGCGGCGCTGCTGGGCGGCATCTCGCTGTTGCGCAACAGCCGCAACATGCCGGCGGTGTACGCCTTCGCGGGCTACCAGCCCATCGAGCTGGGCAGCCTGCGCATCGGCGCCGTGGCGGGCCTGCGCACCCGGGCGGTATTTCGCACCACAGACAACCGCACCTGGACGTGGGACCCGGCCAGCTTCGACCACAACGACGTGGTGCCCTTCGGTGCTGCCGTGGCGAGCTGGCAATTTGCACCCGGCGCGCAGGCGCACCTGATGCTGGTGCCCGCCATCGGACTGTGGACGCCGGCTACGGCAGGCGTCTCGCTTTCATGGGACTGGAAGTAACCAGCCCACCCACCACCACGGCAACAAAAAGGACAAACGCCATGGCCGACGAAGGAACCCCACCAGTTCAGCACCCGCCGCCGTTGACCGACGACGAGATCACCTACATCCGCAGCGTCATCGAGCAAGACAAGCGCGTGCGCTGGTTCTGGAGCACGGCGCGCACCTGGGCGCTGGCGGTCACGGCCATCGTGGCGGCCTTCACGGTGGGCGTGGATATGTTTGTCAAGGCAGTCAGGGCAGCACTTCAAAAGTGAACACCATCATGACCAAGATCACCCGCACCCTTGAGCGTTTGAACATCCTCTCGCTCATCATCGTGCTGGCCTGCGCGCTGCAGGTGCTGTGGTGGGTGTTCGACACGTCACCCCCCTTCGAGCTGGTGAGCTACACCGCCACCGCCGCGCAGCCTGGTGGCGTCACGCGCATCGAGGCCGTGGTCAAGCGAGACCTCGCGCGCGACTGCTCCGTCACCTTCAGCCGCCACCTGTTCGACGCCACCGGCGTGCGGTTTGACATCAGCGGCCACCAGATGATGAGCGCATCGGCACTCAACGCCCTCAACCAGATCAGTCCAGACCGGCTGCGCCTGATCGTGCCCGTGCCGCCGATTGCCGCGCCCGGCAGGGCGCTGATCACCACCGTGCTGGAGTACAGATGCAACCCACTGCAAGAAAGCATCGGCAAGCCCATCCGCATGGAGATGAAGACTTATTTTGAGGTGCTGCCATGACGGCCACCGTGCTGCGCCGCCTGCTGCACACCGCCGCGCTGCTGCTGGTGTGGCTGCTCATGGCGCTGTTCTTTGGGATTGTCGGCGCGTGCGGCGCCAGCATCGGCACGGCGCGCAGCATTCTGGACGTGTGGGGGTCGGGCAAGTGATCAGCATCGCCGGCACGCTGGCCGCCCCGTTCCCGTACTTCGGCGGCAAAGCTAACGCCTGCGAGCTTGTGTGGCGGCTCTTTGGCACTGTTGACAACTACGTTGAGCCATTCGCAGGAAGCGCGGCCATGCTGTTGGGCGCACCGGACGCAAAGCGAGTGGAAACCATCAACGACGCGGACGGCTTTGTGGCTAACTTCTGGCGCGCCGTGGGCGCAGACCCCGAGGCCGTTGCGCACTATGCCGACTGGCCATGCAACGAGGTGGATTTATTTGCCCGCCATAGCTGGCTGGTGCGGACGTGGGGACCTGCGGGCGCTTCGCTGGTTGAAAAACTCCACGACCCAGAGTGGTTTGATGCAAAGGTCGCTGGCTGGTGGGTTTGGGGTTTATGCAATGTCATCGGTGGCAACTGGTGTCACGGCAAAGGGCCGTGGATCTGGAACGGGGAAAAGATCATTGACCGCCGCCAGCTCCCGCACCTCGGAGACGCAGGGCGGGGCATCAACCGCCAGCTCCCGCACCTTGGCGACGCCGGGCAGGGCATCAACCGCAAGCTCCCGCACCTCGGAGACGCAGGGCAGGGCATCAACCGCAAGCTCCCGCACCTGAGCGCAGGGCAGGATGGCGACATGCACCCGCGCAGCGCGTACATCCTTGAATGGATGACCAAGCTGCACCAGCGCCTGCGCGACGTGCGCGTGACGTGCGGCGACTGGCAGCGCGTCGTCAAAGACAGCGTGACCACGCGACACGGCATGACGGCGCTGTTTCTTGATCCTCCGTACACAAAAGGCTCAATGGACTACGCCGCAGGCGGTGTGGGCACAGACCTGCCAATGCAGGTGCAGGCATGGTGCGCGGCCAATGGCGACAACAAGCAACTGCGTATTGTGTTGTGCGGTCATGCGGGTGAGCATGACGCGCTGCTGGCGCACGGCTGGCAGACGCACGCGTGGACTGCGCGTAAAGGCTACGCACTGACCGATGAAGCGGTGGAGAACAGCGCCAGCGAGACAGTGTGGGCAAGCCCGCATTGCGTGCCGCAGGTGGCCGCACAGAACGATCTATTTGCAATGGAGGCCGCGTAATGCTCGCCGCCCTGCTGCGCCGCACCGGCTGCTCTGACCAGGGCACCGTGGGCGTGCTGAGCTTTGGCGCAGAGGTCACGCACACGCTCGAGCTGCCGTGGCGCGACAACCTGCCACAGCGCAGTTGCATCCCGCCGGGCGTGTACACCTGCGCAATCGTCAACAGCCCGAAGTTTGGCCGCGTGTACGGCGTGCAGGCCGTGCCGGGCCGCTCGGCGGTGCTCATCCACCCGGCCAACTTTGCGGGCGACGCCACGCTGGGCTACACCACCGAGCTGCACGGCTGCATCGCCCCCTGCCTGCGCGTGGGCGCCATGCGCAACGCGGCAGGGCGCATGCAACTGGCCGGCCTGGTCAGCCGCCCGGCGGTGCTGCGCCTCATGGAATGGGCGGCCGGCCAACCTTTCACACTCACCATCGAGGACGCATCCACATGATCTCTGCACTGCTCGCGCTGCTCGGCAGCTCCACCGTCGGCTCGCTGGTGGGTGGCATCTTCGCCTTCTTGAATCGCAAAGCGGATATTGACGCCAAGCGGCTGGATCTGGCGCACGAGGTGGACCGCTGGGCGCACGAAGCCATCCTGCGAGACAAAGACCTGGAGATCGCCAAGCAAGAGGCGCAGGGCCGCAAAGACGTGGCCATCGTGGAAGGTGACGCCACCATCGAGGCCGCGCGCATGGTAGCCATCGGCGCGGCGCAGGCGGCAGACAACATCAGCGCCGACGAGATCAAGGCCGCCGGCACCTGGGGGTGGCTGCTGGTGCTGGCCAGCGCGTTGCGCAGCTTCATCCGGCCCGTGATCACCGTGGTGCTGGTGACGGCAGCGGTGTACCTCAACTGGGTGCTGATCGGCAAGCTCACAGACAGTTGGGCCGAGCTCAACCAGGCGCAGCAATACGACGCCGCCATGCAGGCATTTGCGTGGGTGACCGGCCAGGCCAGCGCTGTGTTGTCCTATTGGTTTGTAAGCCGTGGCGGCAGCGGAGGCGGCCCGGCCAAGTAAAGAGTGTCTGGAGCCACCGCTGCCTGGTTTCCTCCAAGTTGACAGGCGGCGGCGACACGGCTGGCGGCGGGCAGGTCGCTAGCCTTTAGAGAATCCCCCTGCGCCTTCGGGTGCAGGGGGATTTTTTGCGTCTGGGCGGGCTAAAGCTGCTTCGCGATCTTCTCGGCGCGTTTGTCCCATGCGTCCATCTCAACCACCAGTCGCGCTAGTCGGTCTCGCATATCCTTGATACCTGGCCAGCCCTGGTATCCGCCTTCCCTGTCATCAGTCAACAATTGGCGAACCGTCTTCGAAAAGCTGAATTGAAGTGTTGGTAGCTCAAGGTCTTGTGCGTCGTACCCGAGGAAGAGGTACAGCTGCAACGGATCGCGTGGCGCTTTGCTGCGGCATCCGTCACCAGTAGGCCTCCATCGCCCAGGCAAATCCAAGCGCGCAAGGTCCGGTCCGCGCAGCTCCTGCCTCAGTTTGCCAAGGCTTACGAATTCTTCTCCGTCTATCTCAATTTTCATAGTGAGCCTTTCAAAGCCGCGCCGAGATCTGCTCGGCCGTCTCGCGGTAGTACGTGTTTTGCAGGATGCGGATGTCTTTGTGCCTGGTGATCTTGGCCAGCGTCATCACGTCGGTGCGGCGGGCCAGCCAGGTGGCGGCGGACGCGCGGGCGTCGTGGAAGGTCAGGCCCTCGATCAGCAGTTGCGCACACAGCTTGCTGAACAGCGTGCTGGCCTCGTTGGCGTTGACGGTGAAGGTGGCCGGGAAGAGCTTGACCGCCCGCCGCACGATCGGCACCTCTTGCGCCTGGCCGGCCTTGGTGCTGTCTAGCACGGCCACGCGACGCCGGGCGTCGTACCGCGCCGTGAGCACTTCGCTCAGGCGCATGGCGGTGTGCAGGCTGATGCGGAAGGCGCGCTGCACCTCGGCTGTCTTGCCGGTGCGCGGCGCGCGCAGCACGCGCTTGATGAGCTGCCATGTCCACACGGCGGTGCGCGGCGCATTCTCTTTGGGCAGCTTGACGCCCTGAAATGGGTTGTGTTCGATCCAGCGCCACTCATCCCGCGCCACGGTGAACAGGTTGCGCAGCAGGTTGGCTTCGCGCTGGACGGTGCTGCCTGACACGGTGGCCAGCCGCGCGTCGCGCCAGCGGGCGATTGCGGGCGCATCAATCGCGCCCAGCGGCGTGGCCTCGCCGATCGCGGCCACCAGGCGCGCGAAGGTGTTGCGCTCCCACTGCTGCGAGCGCTTGCGGGTGGTGTGGCTGGCCTCGTACTGCTCCACGGCCTGCCCAAAGGTGCGCCAGCCCGCGCCCAGGCGCTTGGCGGTGCCTTCCTGCTCGGTGGCCCACGCCTGTGCCTGCCGCTTGGTGTCGAACGTCTTGGACGTGCGCTGCCCATTGCGCTGCACTTCAGCGCGCCAGCCGGTGCGGAATGGGCGGATGTAGGCCATGTGCGGGAATCGCGCGGGATTTTGTGCGGGGAGCTTTGCGCGATCATACAGCGCTGCTCTGTGCTGCCCTACGCGATTACGTGCCATTACGCACGATGTTCTATATGGATGGTGCCCGGGGCCAGAATCAAAACCTAGCATTCATGCGGCCTGCAGCGTGTTGTGCGGGTTTTGTGCGGGCTTGCCGCGTGCAAACTTGCGCACGTCAGAGGCCAGCCAGACCCTGTGTTTGGGTCCTGAGCCGGGTGCTGGTGCCGGGAAGCCGGGCGACTTCACCAGCACATCGCCAGCGTGCCGGCGTGAGCAGCGCCACATCTCGGCGATCTCGTCGAGGGTCATGAGCTCGGGCATCATTACAGCTTCCCTTCACCAGGTGGCTCGTACCACCTCGGCACAATAAAAAACTTGTCGACCAGCGATTCACCGCAGATGGTGATGCCGGGGTCGGCGATCTCGCCAATGACGCAAGGCCCGGCCTCGAAGACGGCGAACAGTTGCCCGGGGAACTTCACCGCTAGTCTGGCGGCCTCGGTCTCGGCCGACTTGCGATCGATATGGATCACGGCTGGCATTGGCCATGGCCATGAGGTCGAGCATGTCGGTGCAATGCACGGTGATCTTCTCTCCGAGCGTGCGCTTGAAGGTGCGCGGCATCTGCTGTTGGACGGCAAATGCCAGCTTCACCAGGTCGACGCCGGTGCGGTAGATGGGCAGATCGGTGTGCAATGACATGGCGGCGCAAGCCTCAAAGGATCAAAGGGCTGAAGGATTGAATCTGCGGACGGCAACCGCGAGGAGCTCGTAGCCCTTGTGGTAGTGGTACTGGCTGCCGTCGTTGAAGTACTGGACCCAGATGTAGCCGTCTGAGCCGGGCGTATTTGTCCAGTGGTAGTCGTCCGTGTTCATCTGGTCGCGCAGGTGGGCGTACAGCAATGCAGACTCGAACCGCGTGGGCAGGCGTGCGCCATCGCCCAGGCCCTCTGCCCATGCCTTGGCGTCGGCCCAGGTGAGCTTGGCCTTGGGGCGGTCTGGCAGCAGGATGAGCGGAGCGTCTGGCTGGCCGTCTTCGCCACGTGAGACGCCGGCGAAGATGCCACCCTGGAAGCTCGCGCCGATGCCGAGTTGCGCGGTCTGAGCGGGTTGCTGTTGTGCCGCTGGCTGGTCGCGCCAGCGCGTGAGGGTGTTGAGCAGTTCTTGCGACCTGGGCGTGAGCTCAAGCTCGACGGGGAATGTGAGTGCGGGCATGATGTTGAAGGATCAAAGGGTTGAAGGATTGAATCTGCGGACGGCAACAGCCAAGAGCAGGCCGCCCTTGTGGAAGTAGTACTGGTAGCCGCTGTCGAAGTACAGGACCCAGGCGAGGCCGTCAGAGTTGGGCGTATTCGTCCAGTGGTAGTCGTCGGTGTTCATTTGGTCGCGCAGGTGGGCGTACAGCAGTGCAGACTCAAACCGGGTGGGCAGGCGCGCACCGTCGCCCAGGCCCTCTGCCCATGCCTTGGCGTCGGCCCAGGTGAGCTTGGCCTTGGGGCGGTCTGGCAGCAGGATGAGCGGAGCGTCTGGCTGGCCGTCTTCGCCACGTGAGACGCCGGCGAAGATGCCACCCTGGAAGCTCGCGCCGATGCCGAGTTGCGCGGTCTGAGCGGGTTGCTGTTGTGCCGCTGGCTGGTCGCGCCAGCGCGTGAGGGTGTTGAGCAGTTCTTGCGACCTGGGCGTGAGCTCAAGCTCGACGGGGAATGTGAGTGCGGGCATGATGTTGAAGGATCAAAGGATTGAAGGATCAAAGCGGAATGCAGCGGACGGCAACCGCGAGGAGCTCGTTGTCCTTGGGGCCGTAGTTCTGGTAGCCGTAGTAGAAGTTCTGGACCCAGATGTAGCCGCCTGAGCCGGGCGTGCTGGTCCAGTACCAGTCGCTCTTGTCTTCGATCTTGTCGCGCAGGTTGGCGTAGATCAGCGCGGCCTCGAAGCGGGTGGGAAGGCGGGCGCCGTTGCCCAGCGATGCGGCCCACTCGGTGGCCTGCTTGTGGGTCATAGCCTTGGGCGGCTTGTCGGTCAGCAGGATGACGTGGCGCTCGGGCTGGTCGGCGTCGGGGGCGGCAATGCCTGCGTAGATGCCGCCATGGTCTGGCCAGGGCTGGGTGACGGGTGGGATGGTGGTTGCAGTTGGCATGGTTGGAGACTTTCGGGTGGGTGGGGAAATGGGTAATCAGGCCGCAGCGCTGTCAAACAACGGCATAGGCCCGGCTTTCTTGAGTGCTTGCTGGCGCCTATATTCGGCAGACTGGCGCTCCATTTGGTCGCGCCACGCCTTTTGCGCTGCGCGTTCTTTGTCGGTGAGGTAGGCGCGCAGCCTGGGCATGAGGTATTCCCAGAAGCAGGAATTGCGGTACAGCGGCCGGCAGGCCGGCTCTGTGTAGTGCTTGTTGGTCTTTGCCATGTCGCGCCAGAAGCGCACCGACTGCTGGCGCTTTGCCAGCGGGTCGATGCCCTGGCTGCGGTACATGGCGGCCCGCTCCTCGCGGACCTTGCGGCCAGCGTCCCAGGCTTGCAGCTCGTTGAAATTGCGGCTCATACAAACAGCTCCAGTTGTGGCCGCTGGGCCGTGGAAATCTCGCGGTAGTAGATCGGCGCATCCCATTGACAGCCGGTGTCCAGACGCCATGCGTCGCGGCCTACGCGGTGCCAGTGGCCGCGGTAGCTGTAGCCTTTGGTGACGTGGCCGTCGTTGATGTGGCGGCCGGTGTTGCGGTCAAGGCCCCAGCGGGTGCAGCCGACGAAAACGCCGTCAGTGCCGGGCAGCGGCTCGGTGTGGGTGACTTGCAGGGCGTAGCACCGCGCCACGCGGCGCAAAAATGTGCCAACGGCGGGGCAGGCGCTCATTCCGCCGGCTCCCGCACCATGTTCTGCGCGTCCAGCAGATCGCCCAGCGTGATTCCCTGCGGGATGCGGCAGGCGCGGTTGACGCGGTACTTGACGCCGTTGGCTTTGTTGCCGTGCTTGATGACGAAGCCGCGGTCGGTCATGTTGAGCAGCGCGCCGGGCACTTGCAGCGGGCCGGTCAGCTCGGGCAGGGCGTCGCGGATCTCGGCCATCGTCCAGATGCCGCCTTCGCGGTACAGAAGCAGCCACACGTCGCGCGTGATGCCGGCGCCCTGGCCTTCGCGGGGGTTGATGTAGTTGATGGGCTGCTCAGCCAGGTGCTGTTGCGCCGTGCTTGCGGTAGCGGCACTGCTGGTGGCGGCGCGGCGGGCCATGGCGTCGCGCGCGGGGCGCCCGGCGATGGCGCTAAGCTGGGTGTGCTGTTGCATCATTGCCCCACCTCCACGCGCGGCAGCTCGGCCCAGTACGCCACGGCGCCGTCGTCCAGCGCCTCGGCGCACACGTCGCGCCAAATGTCGTCGTCCAGAAAGCCCTCGCAGCTGAAGCCGTCGGCCAGGCCGAGCAGCACGTTGGTATCTACGTCGGGCAGCTCGTCTGCCACGCGCTTCCACACGATGGTGCTGCTGGGCGCGGTGTGCGGCCACGCGGGGCGGCCCGCTGGCTGGCGGATGCCGACTGCAAAATGCTGCAGCGGCTGCCAGTCGATGGCGGTGGGCGCGGGACCTGCGCCGGTTCGGGTTGGTTGGGTGCTCATTCCGGTGTTTCCTCCGTGTGGCCGCTGTCTTGCGTGTCAGGGCTTGCCGATCAGCACCGTGAAGCCGCTTTCCTTGCTCACCGTTTCCACGTAGCCTGCAAAGGCGTCTTCAATGGCGCGCTCGGGGCGGTTGAGCTCGTACCAGAACTTGACGGCGCCGTTGGCCAGCCGGTACTTAAGCCGGGCGGTCAGGCGGTAGCCTTCGCCGTTTTTGAAGATGCGCAGCCCAAGCGCAAACTCTTTGGGGATCTGCAGCGCGCCGTTGGCGCCGGCAGTGGCGTTGATGGTCTCGGTGTAGCCGAGCTGCGTCTGGCCATCTTGCAGGCGTTTGGCGCTGCTGAAGTTGATGTCAGCCTTGGCCTGGATGGTGGTGGCCACGTCGAGCAGTTGCTGCGCCGCCGGCTCGGTAATGTCTTGCAGGTTGTCTTCAATGAATTCAGCAAACTCGGTCTGCCCCATGGGCTGCGCGTTCTTAGCCTTCCAGCGCGCAAACTCGGGCGTCAGCTCTGCTTTGAAGACGGCACGCTGGTCGCGCCAGCCTGGCTGCGCGCCGCGTTGGTCATTGAACACGGCTGTGATGGTGGTGGCGTCTGGGTCGGCGTAGATGTAGCCGTGCACAGTGGCCGAGGCGTCTGCGCCGTCGGTGGCGTCAGCTTGGTCTTTGCAATACTGGACAAGGCTGTCCAGCGCGCAGAGCTGCACGGTGCCCTTCAGGCGAGCCGGCGCGGGTTGCGCCGCCTCCACCATTGCGGTGATATTGGTGTGGCTGTAGTCGCGCGGCAGCGCCACGAACCACGCGCCGTCAACCTCCACCGGCGAGATGCTGGCCGCCGTGAGATCGGCAAGCACTTGCGACATCTCGAGCAATTGCGGCTTGCGGGCTTGCGCGCTCAGGGCGCCGGGGGTATTGGTGGGGGCATTCATTTGGCTGCGTCCTTGAAAGTGATGACGCCATCGGCGTCGATGGTTTTGGCGTCGCGCAGGTCGAGTGCGTGCTGCCGTGGGTGCTGGCGAGTGACTTCGGCGTCATCCGTCAGCCAGAAAAAGTCGGACGGCTGCTCGGGCTTGGGCAGCTCGAGCTTGCGGTCTGCAGTGACGGTGATCTTGTCGACGTCCTGGCTGCCCTTGCTGGCAGGCGCCACTTTGATCTTGAGCGTCATGCTGCCGGCCCGGCCGGTGTTCTTGACGGTTTGCAGCAGCTCGCCCAGATCGGCTGTGAGGCCGGTGTGCGTCTTGCCGTCGTTGAGGTCGACGATGAATACAGAAAATGCTTTCATGCTCTGGAGCTCCGGTTAGGTTGTGGTCTCTGGTTGGGGAACTGGTGCCGCCGACGCCGCAGCGGGCTTGGTGTTGACTGCCTCCCACCGCCCCGGCGCGAGCGACGCGGAATAGATCACGCCGTGCAGCTCGTTGTTGTGCACGAACAGCCGGCGGAATGTGATGGCCAGCGGTGCGCCGGCCTTGAGCGTGGCGCCCAGGCTGTTGACGAAGGTTTCGGCCTCGACGCCGCTCCACACGCCGGTGACGTTCTGCACGCCCAGGCCGCGCCGCTCGATCAGCGGGAACAGGTATTGCACCTCCCCCGTGCTGGTGCGCTGCGGGTACACGCTGCCGCGCATGAAGAGCGTGCCGCTGGCCGTGAGTTCGCCGGGCTTCATGGCTGCCACCTCACAGGCCCGCGTTGACGTTGTTGGCGTCGTCGCTGCGTGGTGGCCTCGTGGCCTTGGGCGCAGGGTCTGCAAAACGCAGGCGTGGGTTGCTGTAGATGGCGTCCATGTCCAACCCCGGACCCGGGGCCACATAGGGAGTGGCGTCGATCTTGTCGTCGGGCCACAGGCGGCTGATGGCCCGGTCGCCCGCCCAGATGAGCAGCAGGCCGCCGATGACGGCCAGCACGATGACGAGGGTGGCGTCCAGCAGGGTGAGCGTCCAGATGTTCATGGTGTGGGCCTCCGGGTAGTGATGCGTGGCGTGGAGCGGCGGGCGCCGCGATTCAGGCGCGGCCTGCGCGCCAGGCGGGCGATGTAGACGGCGGCGGCGTGGTCGCGGTATTCCCGCAGCGCGGCGATGTACTGGCAGACGAAGAGCAAGCGGCGCATCATTTGGTGGCCACCTTCGTCAGCAGGTGCCCGCGCTTGGTGGCGCAGCGCACACTGCCGTCTGCCTGCCAGACGGGCACAGTGTTGGGTGAGCCGGTGGCGTCTGCGCACATGGCCCACGCAGCGCGCTCGGCGCGTTGCTGGCGCTGGGCGTGTTGCTGCGCGTCTGCGGCGGCGGCGCTGGCCTGCCAGTCTGCGCCGTGGTCGTCCAGCACGGTGGGGCCAAACCAGCACAGCAGGGCGGCGAGGGCGAGCGCGCCGAGGGTGGCGCGGATCATGATGCGGCCTTTGCAATAGCTGCGCGAGCCTTTGACCAGTCAACATCGTCTGCGCAGGTTCCGTGATCGACAAACGCCTGCAGCGCTTCGAGCAGATCGGGTGCAGCGGCGATCAGTTTCGCGTTTGCTTCTTGACCTTGCAGCCCTCCAAGTGCAACCGCCACCACCAAATTGCCGCGGCTTGTCATGTGCTCGATGATGATTTCTGGGGCGCCGTCGTTGTCGAAAACTCCACCAATTGCCCACGGTCCAGGTGTGTGCATGTTCATGCCGCCACTCCCCGCACCCACTGCCCAACACCCGCCGCATCGCTCGGCGTGCTCGCGGCCACGCTGGTGAGCTTGCGCAGCTTCACGCCGCCCCACGGGCCCAGCGTGATGCTGTACGTGGGGTGGGCGTCGCCGTCGAAGGTGAGCGTGGCGCTCAGTTCCTTGCCGTCGTGCCGGCGGCTGTACGTGGCCGCGGCCTTGAAGGTGCGCAGCGCGCGCCACTTGGCCTCGTGCTGCGCGGGCGGCGGCGTGGTGAGCGACGTGATGTGGCTGTACGCCAGGCGGCAGCGCCTGCCGGGGCGGCCGTCGGTGTAGTCGGTGGCGTTGGTGATGGTCATGGCGCCGCCTGCACAACAGGGTCCATGCGCACGACGTTGAACACCGGCCGACCGGTGACCCAGTGCGCGAGCTGCTCAGCGATGCCGGTGTTGACGGCCTTGAGCTGGACGGTGGGAAGCACGCCCTGGCTGGCGCGCAGCTCGATCTGGTCTGCCTCGACGCCCACTGGCACAAGAGTGGCGCGGTAGGACCGCAGGGGGAGGATTGAGAGTGGCACTTGTCGCTCCATCGGGTTGATGGAGCGAATTAAACATGATGTTTAAGAAAGTGTCAACACGACGTTTAGTTTTGGTGTTTGCAGCGATTGATACGATACTGAAACGTGACCCGACTGGAGCCCAATATGCCCCGTTTGTTGCCTTGCCTCGTCATGAGCTGTGCGCTGGCGTGGACGTTTGCCAACGCACAACCAAAGATGCCGCCATTCCCGACGCCTGGTGGTGATGCGGTCTCGGAATACGGCAATCGCGCTTCGTTGGGTGTGTACGTGTGCACTCTGACACAGAAAATTGATGAGACCCGCACGCCTTCGCCAAGTGGGGAAACGGCCAGGGAATGTGTCAAGCGTGAGCTGGCCGATCTGAAAGATCGCTATGCCTTCATGCTCAAGAGGGTCAAAAAGAAACCGGCACTCGATGCGTTGAAAGAGCACTACCTAGCGGCGCAACAAGCCATTGATGGCGTCGTGCCAAAAGACGATGAGGTGCGGATCTTGTACACGCAGCGGCAATCCGCCAACGATACGCTGCTCAAAGATAAGTGGCGAAGGTTTGAGCTGGAAAATTGAGCGTTACAGCTTGCCGCGCGTCTGGTACTCAATGACCTTGCCGATCACGCGGATCGCCGGGTCGTCGATCTCTATGGTGGGGAACGCAGGATTCAAAGGGCGCAGAAACCACCGTCCGCCGTCATACACCAATCGCTTGAACGTGGCCTGCTGGGTGTCGATGTCTTTGGCAATCACGTAATCGCCGGCATTGGCTGCTTGGCCGGGGTCCACGATGATGATCGTGCCATCGGGAAAGCTGCGGTCACCTGGGTATGGCGTGGTCATGCTGTCACCAGTGACGCGAAGCGCAAACGCGTGGCCGTTGGGCCGTGAGTCATACGCATACACCCAGTCATCTGCCTCACCAGGTGCAAACTCGTCCTGTATTTCGGACCACTGCCCAGCGCGCACCCAGCTGATCAGCGGCACGCGCTTTCCTTGCGGTGTCGTGTCGACGTTAAACACGCCGTTTGACGTTCCATAAATCGGGGGCAAAGGTTCTGCCGCGCCCACGGCGGCCATTGAGCCAATGCCTTCATCGAGCCAGGACAAGTTGCACCCAACAGCCTGCGCCGCCTTGATCAATCCGCCACGAGAAATCCCGCGTGTCTCCCAGTTTTTGATGGTCTGGGGTGACTCGTTCAACAGGTGGGCAACCGCAGAGGGTCCTGCCACGTTCCTGAGCTGCTTGGCGGCGTCGTAGAGCCGCACCATGGTGTCGTGCATGGCAGGCATTGTCACGAGCTTAAACGCTGCGTTGTTAAACGCGATGTTTGACATGGGCTTAAACATGGTGTGTAATCCTCTCCATGAATGACGCAGAGCTGATCAAAAGTCTGGGCGGACCGACGAAGGTTGCCGAGTTGCTTGGCTATGAAAAGCACGGGGGAGCGCAACGAGTCCAGAACTGGATCGACCGTGGTATTCCGCCCCGTGTGAAGCTGGATCACCCGCAGATATTTCTTCGGTCTTTGCCAGGCGCGAGCGCTAATCAGTGGGCCGGTCAACCTCGGGGAGCCGCCTGACATGAAGCAGCGCGCAATCCGCAGGGCGCGCATGCGCCACTCATCTGGAGCATCGGCGCAGTGGGTGCGCAGGATCGTCGCTGCCGAGGTTCGGTTTGCCGCGCAGAGCGCGTCGCAGCGCTGGGCGGCCCAGGTGTACGGCCCGCGCACTCGATTTACCTCCGGGGTGATCCAGTGATTTCCACGCAAGCGATCTTCCGCGATGTGGGGCGCTCGCCCGTTCACCGTTTTTCTTACCCGCGCGGCCATCAAGTCCGGTGCGTCTGCATAGCAACTCCTCGTCTGTCTCCAACTGGCCGCGCGCAGGCAAGCGCACGGCCTTGGGCGCCACGGGGCCGCGCGGGCCTTTCTTCTTTCAATCGTCGGGCGTCCAGTGGTGGCCATGTTGCCACTGTGGCGCCTGGCCGTCGTTCTGCCAATGGCAACAACCTGCAGGAGTTTCCACACCATGCCCACCGTTCTTGACGCCGCGCGCTGCGTGGCTGAAGACTACCCCGGCGGCGCGCACGCGCTGGCCGCCCGTATCGACAAGCCGCCCAGCACCTTCGCGCACGAGCTGGCCGGCGCAGGCGGTGCCAAGCTGGGCCTGAAGACTGCGGTGGCCATGTCCACCCGCACGGGCGACATGCGCATCCTCAACGCATTTGCCGCCGAGCTGGGCGCGATGGTGCTGCCGCTGCCGGTGCTGAGCATCGACGCAGGCGAAGACGCGCTGCGCCTGGTGGGCGACATGGCCCGCGAGTTCGGCGACGTGGTGGCCGCCTACAGCGCCGCGCTGGCCGACGGCAAGGTCACCGCCAACGAGCTGGCCGACCTGGGCCGCCAGTGGGGCGAGCTGGAGGTGGTAGCCCAGCGCATGCTGGCCCACGCCACGGCGGTGCACGAGACGGCCAAGCCGAAGGGCGACGCCAGCGGTTTGGCTGCGGTTCCGTTTGGGAAGCGTGTGGCATGAGGGTCTATCTCGCCGGGCCCATGACCGGGCTGCCCGATTACA